TCAGGAGCATCAGGTTCACACGGTGACGTCCACTTGACATTCCCAAATAACGTAGTTATTGGTATCAAGCGTGACGTAACAGTTTACCGCTTCTTCTGGCCACGTAAGGACTCAATCGAGTACACAATGTTTACTCGTGTTGGCGTTCAAATCGAACAAGCAGACGCTTGGGTCGTTGTAAAGAACGTTAAGGTCGCTTCCTAATTATTAGGATTTAGATCCCATTGAAGGCCCCCTAAATTAATTTTTGGGGGGCTTTTCATTTTAATTTAGTAATGCTATAATTGATTTGAGTAGAATGAGGAGATTATCGTGTCATTTGAGACATTAAAGATATCTGAACTAAAGAAAATTGCAGAAGATTTTGCAGTTGAAACACAGGGCTTAAAGAATAAGGCCGACATAATCGCAGCTCTTGCAGAAGAGGGCGTAACCTGGTCTGTATATAGCAAGACCATTAAGCAAATCGAAGAGGAATTAGAAAATATGGATACAGAGGTACTACCTAAGTTTGATCCAAAAGCGGAACAACCAGAAAATACAGTATTGGTCAGAATGACCAGAGATAATTTTAGATATGATATTATGGGAGTTACTTTTACGAAAGAGCACCCATTTGTAGCAATGAGCAGAGATGACGCTCAAGAAATTTTTGACAAGGAGGAGGGTTTTAGATTAGCAACTCCAAAGGAAGTCCAGGAGTATTACAACTAATCTAAGCCTATAAAATGGCAGAGGTATATGTAAACAGTCAGTCGCCAATAAAGCATCAAGTTTTTTGGAACGGTGATGTATCTAATGCAGACGCCCTTCCAGTTGTAAAACTGTTTGATGTTACAAAAGATCCAGCAATAAGTCCAGGAATAAATCCAGCTCAAGTAATAGCAACTCTTACTTCACAGCTTGATGAGTTGAATCCTGGCTCTTATGTGGTAAATATTCCTTATGTCCATACGCAAAGAAATAAAACTTTAAGGCTTCAATGGGAGTATCAGGTTCAAAGCACAAACGTTGCTAAGTCTGATGAGGTTTTTGTAGTAACACCATATGTTGATTTCAACCATGCTCAAGATCTAGGGTTTAGTACAGATTCTTCTGATCCAAACTATAGATCATATAAAGAACTGCAGGCAGCTGAAAAGTATGCTCGCAAACAGATAGAGCAGCACACGGGACAAAGTTTTTATTTGTATGATGATCTTTATGTTGTTTATGGATATGATTCAGACATTCTCCCACTACCAGCAAAGATTACTACAATACATAAACTGTATGCTAGGGACATCTTACTGTTAGACACAATTAATCAAATAGATAATTGGAACTATCCAGTAGAAATATCTGAAACAGGATACGGAATTAAAATTAATCGTGCAGGAATGTTGGACAATACAGTATATACCGCTAACGGCATGGTTCCTCCAACAATTCATGATTATGATGGCGGTATATTTAAATCTGGAGTTCCTTATAAGGTTCAAGGGCGATTTGGATGGGACAAGGTTCCAGACGATGTAGAGCTGGCAGCAATTGAATTAATGAAAGACTACTTTAATAAGGACACTGTATGGAGAAATAAGTATATAAAGAAGATATCCACATTTGACTGGGATTTTGAATATACTGGAGAAGCACATACTGGCACAGGAAATGCTTATGCGGATAAGCTATTAGCTGACTATGTTCTTACAACAAAGGTAGAGATTATCTAATGAACGACTTGATAGACTCAGTGCTATCTATGTATCTAGATGTTTATAAGCAAAACGAAACTCAAGATGCAGACACTGGTGCTATTGTTCGTGAGTGGTCTTACTATAAAACTGTAGCCTGTCATGCAAAGGGTGTTATTAGCAACTCTGCGACAACCAGATCTAGCGATAAGCAGATCTTTTCAAACAAGTATTTAAATGATCAAATCATTCAAGTTAGAACATCTGAAAGACTAACCCCCCGAGAAAAGGTCACTAACATTAGAGACAATGAGGGAAATGTTATCTGGCATGAAATAAATTTTCCTAACGAAACTCCAACCGTATTTGAGGTAATGGGAACTACCCCAGTCACAGACCCATTTGGTCGTGTGATAGCATATAACTCATCTATGAAGAGATCGGAGAACCAGCAAATTGGACAATAGTAATCTTCTAGTTCAGGCTTCTAGCGGTCTTGAGAGACTTATGTATGAAAACCGTAAAGGGGTATTAAAGGATAGTACAGTGGCACAAGTATCGGCATATGTATATTACAGCGCTTCTGTCATATCAAAACTTACTACCAATAAACAATTTAAGCATGCATTTACTACGGTTATATTTGAACAGATAGATAAAGATTTTGGTGAGTATATAGATGCCCTTGCTAGAACAAGACCTAAATCACTGCATCATGTGTATGAATGGAATAAGGCTGGAAACAAGTCTTCAAGGTTGTTTAAGCTAAATAAGATATCTGAAAACGGATTATCTTTTAGAGTAAATTATGAATTTAAGCCATCTAGATCTTTAGTTCCATCTGAAACAAGCCGACGCAGACACATGTTTATAAATAAGGCAGAGGTAATGGAAAAAGGACTTCCTCTAACCATAAGACCAAAGAATGCAGAAAGACTAGTGTTTGAATATAATGGAGAGACCGTCTTTATGCCAAAAGGAGCTTCAGTTACAGTAAGACGTCCTGGAGGATCAGCCGCAACAAATCAATTTAATCTAGCTCACTCTAGATTCTTTAGTGGTCAACTAGTCAACTCTTCAATTAGAAAATCTGGTTTTCAGAGACTATTTAATTCGAGTATGACTAAGGCACTAAGTGTTCCTTCAAATATAAAGAAAGTTCAATATAGCTTTACTGCTAATACTATTAGGTCGCAGGCGGATTCAGAATTATCACTGGCATTTGGAGGTGCACTATGACAGCAAACTATAAATTAGATGCAATGCTGGAGCTCAGAAAGTACCTTTGGAAGCAACTATATACTAGAAACATATTTGATGAAAACGATTACTGGAGCGATAATCTAAATGAGAATATTGTCCCTATCATTCCAGTCCAGCAGTCAGCCGAAATGAATCAATTCTTGAGCGGGAAAAAGCATATTGTTTATGACAAGATTGGCATGTCCTATGAGGATAACTGGCTTATCTGTTGTGAGCAAATATTGTTTACCCTTTACTCAACCGATATATCAGAGATTAATGAAATTAGAAACTATATGACTGACGAGTTTAGAAGGATGGACGAGTCGGCAAGAGATATTAATAAATGGAACGATCTGTCGGATAAATTTAAATTCCATAGCGTATGGGTGGCTGATATATCCCCAACAGCCCCCTCAGAAGAGCTTCAAGGCTTTTTCTCGGCAGAGGTCATATTAGAGATAAAATATTCTAGAATAACAAATGGCCAGGGCAGGTTCCTCTAGGGTTTGCCTTTTTACCCGAAATACAATAAACTTATACCAAGAGGAAAGGCCTAGCCAGCCAAGATTTTAAGATTTAAAATTTAACAACTTAATATTTTAAGAATTCCAGGAGGTGGAAACACAATATGGCACAAAACGCAGGTAATGCTAAAAACATTCTCGTAGGTGCATCTCCGTTGTTTATTTCAAACATTGATTCAACAACATCAGGATACGCTACATACGAAAACTCAGAACCAGGTACAACCAACGCATCAGCATTTGCAACAGGCGTATCTTACACAGATACTCTTAACGCAAAGGATACTGGTACTTTCTATTACAGAAACGTAGGTTTTACAAACAACGGTTTGCAGATTACATACAATCCAACATTCGATTCAGTAACTGTTGACCAGTTGCTTGATACAGCTAAGCTGTTCAAGTCAGCGATGGAGGTTATGATCGCAACTGAAATGTCAGAAGGTACACTAGAAAACGTTCTAGTTATTTTCGGTCAGCCAGACGATCCAACTAACAACACATCAATTTCACAAAATAACACAATTATTAAAACAGGTACACCAGGAACAACCAACGAGAGAAATACTCTTGGTTTGGCTGCTGGTGCTCTTGGTATCGCTCCAACAGAGCGTCAACTAATTGCAGTTGGACAAGCTCCAACTACATCAGGATCTAACACAGAGCGTGTATACTATGCACGTCGTGTTTTGTCAGTACAGCAATCAGCTTTCACATTGGCAAGATCAGCCCCAACTACATTCCCAGTAACATTCCGTCTTCTTCCAACCGCTATGAGCGGCTACGAAGGACAAGAGTACGGTAAGATTATTGACCGTGTATTGGCAGTATAATTAAGTAATTAATTATGGAGGCCCCCAAGAAATTGGGGGCTTTCTGCTTGTATTAGGAGATTCTATTTAGTATAATGATTATGACTAGATCCTAGGAGGATTAAATTGGCAACAACAGTATATGACGTAGAAGAAATACAGCTACAAAATGGGCAAACAGCAAAGCTCAAACCG